CCGTGTTATAGCCCATAGGGCATCCCAGAACCTGGTGAACTACAACCAGGCAACGTTCATTGTACCTATTGGGTACATTCTACGTCGTGAAACGTAGTTCCCCCTCCGACGCACAGCGATCTTCCCTTCGAAAGGAGTATCGTTGACAGGAGCCTGCAGTTCGTAACTTCTAAGAAAGGATCTACCCTCCTCAGAGAACAAACACTCTCCTCTTTGTCGGAGCCAGTAAGCAAGTAAAGCGCCTTGCTCATCCGGGCATACTGCCCTTTTGAGCGGACGAAAGGATAGAACTGGCAGAACGAACCGCCAGTTCGACGATGCTCTAAAGTAATAGCGTAGCTCATCATTGGGCAACGCTAAGCCATCATCCGTCTCAGAGTCTAAAGGAACTACATGGCGGGCCTTCGGATTGAATCCGAATACCCTCCTAGCAGCCCTCCAGGACCCTTCAAGCCTCGCGTCGAGCCATTGTAAATGGCCTCGACGCAAAGCAAGGCGAATAAGGCGATTAGAACAGCGATAACCTTCTTCGAGTAAGAAGCGAAATTTCTTGCGCTCCTTCTTGAAAAAGACCTCCTTCTGATAGACGGGGCAAACATCGCGACCAAGCCAATAATGGCTGCCGCAACTTTCTCGAAAGTATCCAGTTGCATAAGACTTCTCGGAATTAACCTGGAAGCCACAATACAACAGGATCTCTCGAAGAGTTGCATCAGCCTCGCTTGGTATAACGATATCATCCCCGTAAACCAGTACTCGTCCCGAGCATCCGAGGTGCTGCACAACAGCGACAGCAAGGGCATAAAAGATCAGTGATTCAAGTTCGAATGTGAAACCGTTCCCCATACTGGAGAACTTCTCATACTCGATCTCTTCACCGTCTAAAATGCCTTTCGGACTCCTGAGTTGGTCTAATAGTTCAAACCACTCGAACGGGAGAAGCTGTTTTACGAGCTCCTTACTGACAGTGTCACTAGCTGACTTTAAGTCCAATGTTGCGTACCGCCCGGATTTGCTACCGAGCAGCGCGTAACGTTGATTTGGCCTTTGGTCATCTAGATCTACACCACAACGCTTCCGAAGTATTAACCTTAGCAAATTACCAACCCCTTTCTGGAGAAATATATTTCCAGTAGGTTCGGCAGCTATGGTTCTGTCCTTCGTGGCGTCCTTCGGTACAGTCGTGATACGGTTAAATTCACATATACCAAAGACATCTGGTAATAGTGAAACGGGTCCATCAACCTCCTTTCGGAGGATCGCTTGGACCCAAGCCGGATCTGCCTCAATCTGCAGTTTAAGATAAGGCAATGCACGACGAGTAACGCTGATTCGGCCCTTCGCAGGGTCGATTTTGCGTACGATGTTAGCATCCGGACCTGACAAGGTCGCTGTGCTACCACCGCTCCAGCCACACATTCTCATTGCATCCATTGGATTGAAAGGTGCAAGGATGTCTCCTATTTTTCGTACGGCCAATGTAATTATTGGCTCGACGCGTGGATTGTAATCTCCACGAAGAGACTTTCTTAATCTTTCGTTCGTTTGTTTGCATTGAAGCTCGGCGGCGGCAAAGCCGTCTAGAGCAACAGCCTTCTGATCTATTCCGGTGACGAGCCCTTTCCATTTAGAAAGATAGCTCACCACAAGATAGTCATCACGGAAGCTGTCGCTAGTGTGGTAGTTGTCTGGCTGTACTTTCTTTCGGGCAAGCTGTTCATGCTCACCGTACTTGTATAACAGCCAGCAACACAATGAGACAGGAGAGTCAACCCCCTTGCAAAGAGCGAAATAGATCTCACCCATTGCAAGTAAATCCTTTGAACGCGATTTAGACGGTTCCGCCATAGCTCGCCTCGTCAGGAATCAAAAGAGATTGTTCCCAGAGATCCATCTGATGCCCACGATGTTTCTTAGTGACATAGTTCCTAAGGAACTCATCATTAAGCTTCGTGTGCGCCGTTTGGGTCTTCCAGAACCAATCCCATTGAGTCCTAGCCGAGTTGAACATTGCGGTTTCGTCTGATTGCATCCAAGAGACAGGGTTGTTAAGTCGAATGGCCTGCCACTGTTCCCCGTACTGTCGAGACTCATCGAAAGAAAATAGATAGACGCGTACAACGGAAGCCGATGACAAATCGATCTCCGTAGCGCCTTTCTTATATCGATGAATCCGTACATGGAAAAAGTTGCTGTCGATAAATGAACCGTTAAAACCGGTCGCTTTATCGTGGCGACTGCCAGGAGCCCACGGCGGTAAAGCCGTAGGATCCGCCCAAACCATGTCAACCATCCAATCGTAGAAGCTCTCTTCGAGCTCCTTTAGATTGGTAGATTCGATGATCGGGATATAAAAAGCAGTCGGACTACCTGAAACGGCGAAATATCGCCAGTTGCTCATTTCAACTCCTGAAAAGGAAAATGGAAGAACAGCTAGCGTTATTAAGCGCCAGTCAGTCCAGCTTGGTCATTCAACAAACTCTTGCCAGTAGCATGGGCCAGCAGGTTACTACAGTACGCTGTCAGATCTTTACGTTCTGACGTCGAACCGCGTTCCGGCTGGAGAAATTCCATACTGGCACGATGGATATGGGCAACGGTCGGCGGAGGCGTAAGCCCCGCGTCGTTCGTACCCAGAGACTCCATCGTCGGCACCGCGACAGTGAACTTTTGGCGCCACACACGAGACGCGTCCGAACTCTGACCAGCCCTAGCAGGGCCGGGAACAGATTTCTGATACGTAATCGTCAGGTAACCAAGAGCTACACCACCCGTCTGGTCTTGCCAGACATAGATGCCGTTCTCATTGTTGACTGGATTGAAGGTATGGGCGCCCGGAGACGCTTGTCCATCGTTGATAGTAATAGCCGCAAAAGCGGGCATGGTCTTCCTTTAATAAAAGGTCATTGAGGAGGTTCTCAATCTACGCGTGGTTAGCGCGCTCGTCCAAGGAGAATAACCCGGATGAGAGCCGCAGCGGACATAATTCGCTGCGAACCTAGGTTCACTTTCAGCGTAGGCGCCCTTGGAAAAGGGAGAGCCAACAACTGATTGCGACGTTTTCTTGCACGGAGCCATTTACACTTATAGGATCTGTTATTCACAAAGTAACCGTAACCGCTAGGTTCGGTCGCCTCGCGAATAACATGGTCCTCTAAGTCATGGTAAGCAACCTCACTGGTATAACCTCTTTTGAAGGTTACTCCTGCGCCGAGTGCGGCCTCCATGTTTTGGAGATAGCCGCCTACGTCGTAGAACCAGTCCGCTACGAATGAAAGGGGAATTAACTCCCAGACAATCGAAAGTGGATTAAGAGATGTTATCCGTGAAAGATTGTATGTGTCGTTATCAGCAAGACCGATCAAGCACTTAATCTCAGCTTTATGCTCAACCTTACCGGAGATCATGGAAAGACCAAGTGGGGCAGTTAGAGACCCCAAATTGTCAGACACCGTACGGGTCTGCCTGCTTCTACCAACAACGGGAATTCCCTCATTAAATGAGGTATATGCCCAATGTAAGTAGTTGTAGACATCACTGTACAGCGGCTGCCAACCGTACTTCCATGAGAGCCACAGTTCGGAGAGCGTTTTACTAGGATTAAGTAAGACCTGTCTCTTGGCACGTCGAGCCATCACCACGATGTCCGACAAAGATTTACCAACTTTCAGCATACGACCAGATTCCCTGGCCTCCCCGATAGACAAAGCGAGATTACTCTCGCTCAGTCTAACGTTTTCGTACAACTTGGTTAAAGCCTTGTTGTACACCTCGTCAGAATACTGCGAGGCATTGGGATAGCTGTAGTTGATAAGCCTGGTACCGTAGCCGGCAGCGTTCAGAGCACCCTCTAATCGAGTGTGCCCCGTTAGCTGATCGGAGAGATTGAAAGACTTGCTGTCGTCGTACCCATCTGAGTACTCGTACAGCTGCTTATCATATTCTCCAGCCGTAGCATCTACAAACTTGCGTCCTACTGGCGTCTGAAACCCCGACACGTTAAAGTAGTCACCACTCTGGGCTGGAATCCAGCCCTCGGAGATGATATACTGAGACGGGTAGAGGTATCTCTGACAATAGTAAGCAGGTCTAGTATGATGATATGATTCCATGGTACCTAACGTTGGTTAATTGCCAACTAGTGCTTAGAAGCAACTAGGCATAACGCCTAGAAGGGCCCCGTGAGG